TAGCAACGTCTTACCCAACGGTTGTATTAGGACAGGCATTTATCAATGACTAAACTGACTATCTACCAAGGCAATACAGCAGAGATTAAGCTGACAGGCATACAGAATGCTGACACTCTAGCCTTTATCACGGGCTCTACAATCACCTGCACTCTCTACACCCCAGCGGGTGTGGCAGTCACCGGTGCCATCAACCTGAGTATGTCTGACGTTGCTGGAACACCCGGCACGGTCAATACCTTCATCCCCGGCACGGTCACGCTGCCAGAGGGTAACTACTATCTCACTTTCAGCGGAACAATCCCCACAGGTGACACCTTCACTTGGTATCAGCCAGTTGAAGTCAGAGTAAGGCAGTAACGATGCCCAAACCACGCAAACCAACGTCAGCGTTAGCCATGTCTGGCACTCTTCAAGACCATCCGGGCAGGTACAAGGATAGAGCCAATGAGCCGACTAACTTGGATGAGTTGGGACGGGCACCAACATACATGTCCGATGAAGAGAAGAAAATCTGGAAAGAGTTAGCTGGGAATGTTACCCCCGGATGGCTCACCAGAGCAGACAGACACACCGTTGAACTCACCGTCACGCTCATAGCTGAGCTAAGAGCCAGAACGATTGACAAGCCCGGTAGAACGTCACTCACGGCCCTCTTATCCAAGCTCGGAATGAACCCCTGTGACCGTACCAAGGTACAGGTACCCCAGAAGCCCAAACAAGACAATGACCCGTGGGCTGATTACCCGTCAGCCACAGATGAACCAGAAGAGAAAGTCCAGTAAGTTAATGAGAGATTACGCAGCAATAGCCAGACAGTACGCTGAAGATGTTGTAGCAGGAACCATACCCAATTGTAAGTGGGTGCGGTTGGCTTGCCAGCGTCATCTGGATGACTTACAGAAGGTAGACAACCCTGAGTATGAATACAGGTTTGAACCTCGTAAGGCTGAGGCTGTGTGCTCTTTCATCGAACGGCTACCCCATGTACTGGATGACTTCAAGAAGCGTGCTGGCAAGAAGGAACTCATTACCCTTCAACCATGGCAAGTGTTCGTTGTGTCCTGCATCTTTGGGTGGTTATACAAAGACTCAGGGTTGAGGCGTTATCGCCAAGCCTACATCTGTGTGCCTAAGAAGAATGGCAAGTCTACCCTCATGGCTGGCATCGGGCTCTACATGCTCTGCTGTGATGGGGAATCCTCTGCCGTAGTGCAGATGGGTGCCACCGCTGAGAAGCACGTTATCAAGACTCTCTTTGACCCGGCCAAGCAGATGGTGAGTAAGTCGCCCGGTCTCAGAGCAAAGTTTGGTGTCAAGGTAAACGCCCGTAGCATCGTCATTGAGGATAACGGCTCCGTACTTGAACCTGTCATTGGTGACCCCGGTGACGGCCCTTCAATCTCCTGTGGCATCCTCGATGAGTTCCACGAAGCTGTTACACCTGTGCTCTACAACAAATTCAAGTCTGGTGGAATGTCACGCTCTCAGCCATTGGTCATTGTCATCACCACGGCTGGTGAAAATATTGCCTCACCTTGTCACCTATTGCAGGAGCAAGCTGAGATGGTGCTCTCAGGTACTTTCAATGATGAGCAAACCTTCACCATCATCTACACCTTGGATGAGGATGACGATTGGACTACAGAGGCTTCACTCCGCAAAGCGAACCCCAACTATGGTGTCAGCGTCAATGGTAAGACCCTACGCAATGACCAAGAGGTAGCAATACAGAATGCTGCTGAGCAGAACAACTTCCGTATCAAGCACCTCAACCAGTGGTTGAATGCCAGCGTTAGCTGGATGAACATGAGCAAGTGGAATGCTCTGGGTGACGCCAAGATTGAGGAGTTTGAGGGTGAGGAGTGTTGGCTTGGTCTTGACATGTCCATCAAGTGGGACTTGACCGCTGCTATCCGGCTATTCAGAAAAGAGATTGACGGTAAGATTCATTACTTCGTCTTCCCTAGATTTTACTTACCTTCTGACCGCACATCTGACCCAGCCGCGCAACACTACGCCAAGTGGGTACATGAGGGTCACCTCATTGCAACAGAAGGCTCAGAGATAGAGCCAGCGGTAGTGGCCAAGGATTTGATTGAGGATTCAAAGAAGTATGCAGTTAAGGAACTGGACTTTGACCAATGGGAATCAGCGTCCGTAACTAATGAGTTCGGAACGGCAAGTGGGGTAATGGTCTTTCAAGTTCCCCAAGCAGCTCAGTATCTATCCTTCCCTGCCAAGGAACTCTACACCCTGGTGCTGTCCGGGCGCATTCACCATGATGGTAACCCGGTCATGACGTGGTGTGTAAGTAACGTGGTGGCGAAGTATTACAAAGACAATCTGATACTTAACAAAGCGCGTGACGAAAACAAGATAGACGGAGTGGATGCTCTGCTTAACGCCCTCTATCGCTGCCTAGAATCCCCAATGACACCAAAGTACCAGAAGTACCAACGAATTCAGTTTTTCAACTAAAGGTAGATAACTATGGCAATACTCAGTCTCAATCTGCAAGCACCTGAACCAGAGAAACGCTCTGCGTTAGAGAACCCACAGGTGTCTCTCTCCGCTGCCCTGTTAGGTATGGGTATGGGCTCCTACACCGACTCTAACGAGCTGGTGAATGAGCATACCGCCCTACAGGTGCCCAGCGTCCTTGCCTGTGTAAAGATTCTTGCGGATGGGCTCAGCCAACTCCCCATGCGTGTGTATGAGGAACTGGGGCGTGGGCGTAAGCCAGCTAAAGACCACTACCTTTATTACCTGCTCACCCAACGTCCCAACCCTGAGATGAGTGCAGTGACGTTCCTGAACGTCATGATGACCCATGCCGTGTTATGGCAGAACGCTTACGCTGAGGTATTCCGTGACGCTGACGGGCACCCATACGCACTCTACCCACGCACCCCTGACCGGACTAAGCCATGGCGTGACCCGGCTACTGGGGTGCTGATGTTCAAGACTACGGATACACCCAACCACGCTGAGCGGGTCATTGCTGCCAAGAATATGCTCCACATCACCGGGTTCAGTCTGGATGGGCTCTCAGGCTCCTCACTGGTGACTTGTGCCCGTCAAGCTCTCGGGTTGTCCATGGTGGCTGAACGCTTCGCAGCACGCTTCTATTCAAACGGAGCGAGACCGGGATTCTTCCTACAGCCGGACTCGCCATTGTCCCCAGAGGATATGGCTCTCCTCAAGGAAGACGTTGAGGTGCTCAGCTCGGGTACCAACGCTTGGCGTGTGGGTGCCCTGCCTACCGGAATCAAGGTTGTCCCTGTGGTGACTGACCCCTCTGCTATGCAGGAATACATCAACACGCAGAAGTTCAGCCGTGAGGAGATTGCAGCCGTCTTTGGTGTTCCCCCGTACCGCATTGGAGCCTCTGAGAAGACGCTCAAGAGCACGATTGAGGCAATGTCTCAAGACTTCCTGACCACGCTGCTTCCGTGGATTGAACGATTCCAACAGGAGTTCCAGTACAAGCTGCTGCCACCAGTTGGACGGGCGTCTGGCAAGTACACCGTCTTGTTCTACAAGAATGCGCTCCTGACCATTGATACAGCCACCAGAAACGCCATGTTCACCCAAGGCAGAAGCGGTGGTTGGTACACCGTCAACAACATCCTTGAGCAGCTCGACATGGAACCCATCGGGCCTGAGGGGGATACCTACCTACGGCCACTCAACATGGTTGACTCAGGCTCAGCCGCGACTGAGGTAGAGACTGATGATGAGCCAGAGGAGACAGAAGACCCTGACGAAGCTAAGACAGCTACTAGAGCCCGTACCCTGTATGCACCCATCTTCAAGGATGCATTCACCCGGCTTCAACACCGTAGCAAGCAGGATTTAGCCACCATTACCCAGACATTGAGCCCCATTACCACGGGGATGGGTGCCTATTTCCGCACCTCCAACACCGCTGGTACGGCTGAGGTTGAGGCTGTTAACAGATACCTCAAGGGTCTGGAAAGCAGAGTAAGTAAGTCAGATGCTGATGCAGAGTTCCAAAGGTTAGTTAAGTCCGTTGTATTCGCAGTAGAAGCAGATGCAGCCGAAGCTAGAGCCAGAAAGGTATTAGAAAATGAGTAAAGAATTACGTTCACTTCATGTTAAAGAATTCCGGGTGGCAAAGTCCGCTGATGGTACCCGTACCCTCACAGGCATTGTGACCTATAACTCCCCTAGTGTTGACTTGGGTGGGTTCACGGAAATCCTAGCTCCGGGTTGCTTCGCTGGGTCACTCTCTGGTGATGTGCTTATGCTCAGAGACCATGAGCCCACGCTGCTGATGGGCAGAACCAAAAGTGGGACTCTATCCCTGTCTGATTCGGCTGACGGGCTCCACTTCTCTTGTAAGCTCCCCAACACCACATCCGCTACTGACCTAGCGGAGTCTGTCGACCGTGGTGGCGTAGACGCTACCTCATTCGGCTTCATCACCATGGAAGACAAGTGGGCAGCTTCAGCAGACGGCTCAGTGGTTCGCACTGTCCTAGAGGCTGAATTGCTAGAGGTGAGCCCGTGCAGCTTTGCAGCCTACCCGGCTAACTCTGTCTCCGTTCGCTCCTGCCCTCAGGACATCCAGAGTAAGCTAACCATCCCCGATGGTGTTAAACCGGAGAGTATACCGGAGACCCGCTCAAAGGTGGAGGGTTGTCAGTGCGAGTGTGAGCAATGCCTTGACGGGGATTGTGCAGACTGCTCCTGCCCAGACTGCACCTGTGAGGATTGCACATGCTCAGAGACTCGCTCTGCTGAGTGCCTAAGGATGAGACTAAAACTCGCTTCTATCCTCTAAGGGGGTGATTCCGGGGTAACCCATATCTACTTATAACCCAGCCTGAGATGGCTGGGTTATTTGTTTCTACTCGTAAGCGTTCCGGTATTGCATGGCCCTTGACAGCCACTTGGTGTCTGTCTCAATTCTTCCAATCAGAAGGTTGCAGCTAGTACAAAGCAGACCCCGTACACACTTTCCACATGATGTCTTCCCCGGACAGCACGAGTGGTCATGGTCAACAGCAAGTCTCCTACCCCCTTCTTTAGGGGCTGTGGAGCAGAGAGCACAATGACCACCTTGTCTCTTCAATTTAGCGTTGTACTCCTCCGATGTCATCTTGTACTGATACATAAGGGACTGGTCACGGAGCTTCTGCTTATACTCCGCTGGGCTCTCCTCCCTCTGCTTATCACGCCAGCGTCTTTGAGATGCACCTCCATCGGCGGCTACCCTCCGGTACTGGCTACGCTTCTGTTTGTTCCCTTCCCGTGATGCCCACTCCCTCTGGTACTCAGCCAGCCGCTTCCTGATGTCAGGATTACTTCTACGCTGCTTGGAATACTCCGCTGCACATTCCCTACAGTATGTCTGGTACTTCCCATTGCTAACTCCGAAAGAAGTAACAGGGAGTCTTACTCCCTCACCGTTGTTGTGCCTAGAACATAGTTTCTTATCCATAACTCCCCTAACTAAGTGTGTATGGATAAGTAATACTGACAAACTTACACAATTCCTGAAATTCAAGTGAAGAAACTTGGTGGTCGGTTACTAGTAGCAACGTTATAGGTAGTGACAGGTAATACTGAGCCCCAGCGCACCGTTTGAATACGGAATCACTACTTACCTAGTAACCCAGCCTACCGCAACCATCCCCGCTGGATGTGTCCTGCGTAAGCCCAAAAAACTAATACATAGGACATACCCCGATGACTGCTCAACAGTTGCGTGAACAACGTGCAAAGCTGATTGCTGATGCACAGGCTGTAATCCCTGAAGATACTTCGAAATTTACCAGTGAACTCCGTACCAAGGCAGAGGCTATGTTTGCTGACGCTAAGGGTCTGGATTCTCTTATTGCCACGATGGAAGCGGAAGAGCGTTCTACACTTGAATCCCGTAGCCGTGACATGCAGCTCCCACAGGTTGGTGAGCACGCTGTAACTGAAGACCGTAGTGCAGAAGTAAAGGCTTCACTCCGTAGCTACCTCCAGACGGGTAAGGTTGAAACTCGTGACCTGACTGTCTCTGCCGATGGTGTGATGATTCCCACCTTTGTAGCAGACCCCGTGTTGGCCAAGAAGGCTCCGGGCTTCATCCTTGACCTAGTGGGCAAGATGAATACCAAGACTGGTGCCCCGGTGAAGGTTCCCTACTGGAACGATTTGTCTAACTCGTTCGTTCTGAACTCCACAGGTATTACCACGACTGACCCGGTTGTCACTGATGGCCCTACCATCAGCATTGATGACTATCGCTTCAACCCGCTCTTGCTGGATAACAGCTTGATTCAGGATGCATCGTATGACATCGAAGGCGCGGTGGTTAATGCTATTGCTCTCCGCTATCAGCGTGACATGAGCAAAGCCATCACGCTGGGCAACTCCAGCAACATCGCTGGTCTTACCTCTTGCACGGCAACTGTACAGACTGGCACCACACTGGTTGTGGCGTACAAGGATTTCATCAACACCTTTGCTGCCCTCGACCCGGCCTATGCTGCTAACGCTGTCTGGACGATGAACAACACGACCCTAGCGGCTGTGATGAACATTGTAGATGCTAACCAACGTCCGCTGTTCCTTAACTATACGGATGGTGGAGCCTCTGGCTTCGCTGGTTCCATCCTTGGCTACTCCGTCAAGTTGAACCAGTACCAGCCCAACATTGGTGTAGCTGCTCAACAGTGCCATTTTGGAGATTTTTCCCAAGGGTACTACTTCCGCACCCTTGACACCGGAATCATGGTGAAGAGACTTGCAGAGCGTTACGCTGAACTCAACCGTGTGGGTTATGTCGCATTTACCCGTGTCGGTGGCGTGTTGGTAAACGCTGGTACTCCTCCAATCGTCGCAATGCTTGGTAAGTAACAAACTGGGGAGCCTCGCAACAAGGGGCTCCCCACCTCCTCTTACCATGCAGATACTTATCACACAGCACATTGCTACAGCTCCCACTGTCCATGCCCCTTATGGAGAGGTTATCACCGTGTCTGAGGAGTTAGGTCAGGCATGGGTAGAAGCTGGCATTGCTTCACTCGTAGTAGAGACAGCCGTCTCCCCTAAGTTGGCTGAGACCGCAGTAACTAGGAAAAGACGCTAATGGGAATCTCACTACAACGTGTAGAGGTTACAGGTACTGAACCAGTCACGCTGGCTGAGATGAAATCTCACCTACGTGTGGATTTTCCAGATGATGACTCCTTGATTTCAAGTCTGATTACCGCTGCTAGACAGCGTGCTGAAAACATCACAGGACGTTGTATCCCCACCAGTAACTGGATTTATGGGCTGGATACATTCCCTTACGGTTGGACTAACCAGAGTGCCCCAGCCCGGTCAGGTTTAACACAGTTCATGGGGTGGTGGGCTAATGCTCAGACCATCCGCATTCCTCAGGCTCCGCTACAGTCCATCACAAGCATTCAGTACATACCCGGTGGGGGTGGGTCTTATCTCACACTAGACCCCTCTACTTACACCGTGGATGCCAACAGTAATCCAGCCGTGGTCTTCCCTATCGTCAACTACTACTGGCCAGCCTGTTACGCAGTCAAGAATACCGTATTGATTAGCTTTGTAGCTGGGTATGGAGATAACTGCCCAGAGGATGTCAAGGTAGCCATTCGTATGCTGGTTGCTTATTGGTATGAGAACCGTCAGGACAATGCAGTAACACCGACTGTGGTTAATAGCCTTCTATCGAACTACAGAAGCCAGCCTTGTGGGTACGTGCGCTAATGGAACCCGGAAAGCTCAAGAAGCGGTTGTCATTCCAGCGTCTAAGCTCCGCTACCAATTCCTTTGGTGAGGCTACCCAGTGGGTTACCTACTACACCTGTTGGGGCTCAGTTCAGCAGCTCAGAGCCCAGCTTATCTATGGCACTGGTGAGCAGGTAGGCAAGGAGACTTATGACATCAGGGTTAGGCACACCACAACCCAGAGTATCAATATTGGCGATAGATGCCAGTTAGCGGATGGCACCACCTTCCAGATAGATGGGTTGATGAACATTCAGATGCTTAACCGCGAGATTCAGATACTCAGCCACGTCATTAACGAGACCAGCTAATGGATACCGTTGAGGTAGTTGGGTTAGATGACCTACTCACAGCCTTCTCTGAGATGCAACCCCAGATGGTTAAGAGAGCGTTACATGACGCCCTTGACTTAGGTGGAACGGTTCTACAGACGGCTCTAGCGGAAGCAGCACCACGCTATGAAGGTGATGCAACTCCACCCCACCCGGCTGGACAGCTCGAAGCTGACATAAGACGGGTAGTGAAGATGAAGCCAGCAGAGGGTCAGGGAATAGTAGCCGTAGGCCCGTCAGCAGCCAGCTTCTATGGGGCTTTTGATGAGTTCGGAACGAGTCATCAGGAAGCTAAGCCATGGGTAAGACCAGCGTTTGATAGCTCCGTTGACGAAGCTATGGATGTGTTTGACCAAGTCTTGAGTGCCTACATAGACGAATTCTGTAAAGAGCAAGGCGGTAAGTAATGCTGTTAGAGGGGCTGTACACACTACTCCAATCATGCACCCCTCTGACCAACATTGTTGGTACACGGATATACCCCCTTGTGCTGCCAAAGAATTACACAGTACCAGCGGTCACGTTCGGTCAGGTGTCTAGTACCACTGAAGTCCATCTGGATAGGACATACGTAGAGACCACTTCTGTTGACATTAACAGTTGGGCTCTTACTTACTCCGATGCTGCTAAAGCACAAGACGCTATTAACACCCTGCTGAGCATGTACCAAGGCACGCTATCAGACGGAACGGTTGTGCTCTATACGCAGAGCAGTACCCACCCAGATGAGTTTGAGCATGATTCGTTGCTCTATCGCTGTACCACTACGTTCACCATTCAACACACATAACTTTCTAGGAGCAACACATCATGTCAACCAAAGCACAGAGCGGTCTAGGCTCAGCAGTAAAGATTGGCTCTACTCTCATCGGAGAAGTCCAGTCAGTAAAGCAAAGCGGCTGCAAGTGGGACACAGAAGACGCTACTAACTTCGCCTCAACCGCTAAAGAATTCGTAGCCACCATCATTGACTGGGGTGAGTTTGCAGTTGAAGCAAAGCGGGTATCTACCGATGCTGGGCAGCTTGCCGTAGTAGCTGCATTCGGCACGGGTGCAGCCACAGCCTTCACCATCACGCTACTTAAAGAAGCGGGGCAGGTAACAACTGGTGACAGCTATTCATTCAATGGAATCGTTACTGAGGCTGACATTTCACTGGATGCCACTAAGCTAACTCCCTTCTCTTTCAAAGTAAAAGTAACCGGAGCTGTCACCTTCACAGAAGGCGCATAACCCCCTAGTCACTGACTTCATAAAGGAATAAATCATGGCCACAAAAGCAACTGATGGTGGGGGTACCGTTCTAGCAGTAGGAGCTACTCCCACCGCAATAGGTGAGATTCAAAGTGTTAAGCAGTCTGGTGCCAAGTGGGATACGGAGGAAGCCACCAACATGGGCTCCACAGCCAAGGAGTTTGTGGCTACTGTTCTCGACTGGGGAGAGTTCGCTATTGAAGCTAAGCGGGTCTCTACCGACGCTGGACAACTGTTAGTGGTAGCTGCATTCAACACAGGTGCCCTTACCTCATTCACCCTTACCCTTCCCAAGGAAGGCACTGAAGCTACCACTGGTGACAAGTACGTGTTCAACGCCCTTGTAACTGAGCTAGACGTGTCTGCTGAATATAACAAGCTGGTGCCGTTCACCTGCAAGCTTAAGGTTGTCGGTCAGCCTACCTTTACGCAAGGAAGCTAATAACTAGATGGCAAAGAAACCCAACACCCCCACCGCTATTAAATCTGTACTCCCCAAAGTCAAGCTCAGTGTTGATGGGGTTGACTACTGGTTAGTGTACGACTTCAACGCCCTTGCTGAGGGTGAGGCACAGACTGGTATCAACCTTCTCCAATGCCTTAACTTTCAGAACCTGAACGCTACCAAGATTCGTGGCTTGCTCTACGCTGCCCTTCTCCGTCTCCAGCCGGATACAACCATTGAAGATGCTGGGAACCTTCTAGGCTCCGCTGATTCCTCAGCGGTAATGAATGCCATCGTGGAAGCCTATCTGGGTAGCCAACCAAAACCAGAGCCTGAGACTGAACCAAAAAACGAGTAACCGGGGAGCGTGAGCTTACCCCGGAAGAAGTCTGGATGAACATGTGGACGTTTGCCAAGTTCAACCTCCACTTAACAGATGAAGAGTTTGGGCAGTTAACCCCACGTCAGTACCACGCCATGAAGCAACGGTTTGAGCAAGAGCAAGAGCATAGGGATTGGTACAACGCTTGTGTCTGTACCTCCATTATCAACTACTCCCTGTCCAGACCCAAGAAACCCGTACAGATAACAGACTTCATGCCTACCCGGTCAGCCTCTGTCCAGCCTGTAAAGAGAGTTAAGAGGATTACCAAGGCTAACCGTAAGCAGATAGCTGACTCACTCCGTGCAATGTTCGCTTCCGCTAGACCACTGGATAAGAGGTAGTTCCGAGTAATAGACACCATGATTCTCTACATGATTGTGAACAAGATTAACGGGAAGTATTACATTGGGAAAACAACTACCAGCCTAAAGCACAGATGGTACTTCCATAAGTATAACACAGCCCATGACGGTAAAACATACCTCTATCGGGCGATGCGTAAGCATGGGGTTGATAACTTTGAGATTCACGAGCTGGGCTCTCATTACAAGTCTGATGAAGAGTTAAAGAAGTGGGAAGCTGCTTTCATCCAGCTATTCAAGTCCCAAGACCCCAAACGTGGGTACAACCTCACCGCTGGTGGGGATGGAGCAACAGGATATACCCATTCCGCTGAAACCCGTAAAAGATGGGTGACGTTAGACGGGGTAAGCCCAAGTCCGCTGAGACACGTAAACGGATGAGTGACGCAATGCGAAGTAGACCACTCGACCCTAACCCAACACCGAACGCTCTAGCTAGTCGTAGACACACCGAACGAGTACGGGCAAGGTTAGCTGCCCAATAGCAACCTAAGGAGTCCCCTTGAGTGAAAACATATTAAAGAACGTCTCAGTACGCATAACTGCGGACACGCAGCCGTTCCAATCTGAGTTAGACAAGGCTGCACGAGTAGCCAAGTCCAAGATGGCGGAGATTAAGGCTGCTACTCAGAAAGAGATGCAGGAGTCTAGCCACTCCATGGCCCTCTTTGGGGATGCGTTCGGGGTAACAATCCCTAGACATATCCGCACCTTCATCAATACCCTTCCCGGTGTCTCAGCAGCTATGTCTACAGCGTTCAACGCTGTGGCTATTCTAGTTGTCATTGATGTGCTGGTAAAGGCTGGTGAGAAGGTTAAGCAACTGGCTGAAGCCTATAGCGAGTCAGGCAAGAAAGCCGGGGAGATGTCCAACGCTTTTAGCAAGGTGTTGACCCCCATTCAGAATGCCAACAACTCCCTAGAGGTACAGAAAGACCAGATACAGAAGAGCATTGACAAGCTTGAACACAAGCCCCACAACGCTATCAAAGATGCCATAGATGAGGCTATTGAGAGTGCAGACACCCTACTTGAGAAGGTGAGAGCAACCTCCGAAAAGATTTCAGAGACATTACGTAAGCAGTCCGTCAGCCGCATCAAGGGGTTCATCACTGGTCAGGACAGCAACGCTGGCATAGCCACTGGCTACGATAACTTCAGCAATCGCTTTGAGCGGGTCATTGAAGATTACAAGGGCAAGCTGAGTAACGCCAAGCTGGGTGGAGCAACTCAGGCTCAACTGGATGACATTAGGAAAGAAGCCCGTACCGCTCTTACCAAGGTATCTGAAGACTACCGCACGGAATACCAGAGCGGGGATGCTTCCCACATTGGCTACACACCCACCAATGCAGCGGTTCGAGAACAGAAGAAATACAACCCCAATGCTACCAGCCCCGGCTATGACTACTCAGCCACCATCAAGCAGCTCACCACGGTAGACCAAGCACGACAGGGGCAGCTACAGCACGCCCTCAACCAGTTTGACCTGTCTGACCTGAAGGCTAGACAGGGTAAGGATGAAGCTGGCAAAGGTGATGCCTCAGCTCAGATGAAGCATTGGGAAGACCAGCTCCAAGATGCCATTCACCAAGCATGGACTAAGGGAAACATCTTCTCTGTGTCAGAGACTGCTGACTTCTGGGGCTCGAAGCTGGCTCAGGCACGTCCAGAGAACCGCAGAGCCGTTGAAGCCAAAGCTGACTCTGCTAACAAAGAGTTGACCAGCCACACCAACATGGTGATGGAGGAGCAACGTGAGGCAGATGCTAAGAAGGCTGCTGAAGCTATCAAGAAGGAAGATGAAGCAGCGGTTAAGGCTGGTGAGGCTTACAACAAAACTCAGGTAGCCATCGGTAAATATAATGAGGAGCTACTCAAGGGCGTCAAGTACGGTGAAGAGTTAGCCTCTAAGACCATCAATTGGCAGGAACACACTGGGCAGATTAGCCAAGCGGATGCAGCCCAGCGTCTGCTGAATGTTCACACTGAAGCCTACAAGGCTGAGATGGCTTCTCTAGCCGATGAAGTACAGCGGCTCACTGAATGGTACCTATCGGGAAATCTCACTGACAGCGAGTTCCAAGCCAAGCTTGGTGCAAACACATTAGCTCAACAGAAGGTAAAGGGTGACTACGGGCTTCAGCATGGTGAGGATGTCCATAACACCCAGCTACAGTCAGCCTCACAAGGCTTCCATGATTTCTTCTCAGACTTTGTGGCGGATGCGGATAACTCAGCTAAGCAGGTACACCAGCTCCTCAGCACACTGACTACCGGGTTAAACGCCAACATCGTTAAAGCCATTGACGGAGAGAAGACCAATTTTGGTCAAGTCTTCAAGCAGATGGGTGACCAGATGATGGAGTCCAGCCTTAAGAAGATGGAGTCTGCTGGCATGAAGGCTCTCGGACTGGATAAGTTGTTTGGCGGTGGCAAGCCTGACGGGTCTGCTGAGAAGCCATTCCACGTTGTACAGGGTGGAGTAACAGGCAGCGGAGGGGCAGCGGGTGGGTTACTAGGTGGGCTATTTAGTAAGTGGTTCGGTGGTGGTGGTATTGGCAATGGCCAAGCAGCCGCTGGCATTGGTACCACCCCCGTTAGCGAACTCCCTAACTTGGGACTGATGTTTGCTGGCTTCGCTAACGGTGGAGACCCTGACCCATACAAGACAAGCATCGTTGGTGAGAACGGCCCGGAGCTATTTACGCCCAGAGGTGTGGCTGGAACCATTACCAGCAATAAGAACCTCAAAGGGTTGGCTGGTGGCTCATCTGTAGTCCAACACTTCAACATTGACGCCACAGGCTCAAACCCAGCAGACGTAGACATGAGGGTTAGACAGGGTGCTGCCGCTGCTTACTCACAAGCCATGCAGGATTCCCCGAGAGCCCAACAGGAACGGGCAAGACGCAGACCGTCTAGCTTCAGAGGTTAACCAGAATGCAGACTAACACATGGCAGAACACCGCTATAACCTTCCCCTCAGCTACTGTGGATACCGTCACCGGGCAAGCCTTCAATCAGGCTTACCATGCCTATACCCGTGACACCATAGCTACGCAATCGTTCCAAGGGTATGCAGGGGCTACTATCACGGTCTCAGGGTGGGTAAACACCAGCAACCTAACCGGGCACCCAGTAACCGGGTATACATGGAACACCAACCTTGGGGTCACCTGCTACAGCACGCTAGGGGTACAGAGTTTTCTAGCAGCAACAACAGCGACTCTAGCTGCTGGAACAGGTTGGACATTGATTACTGGGACTCTGGTTGTACCTGCTAACACTGCAACGATACAGCCATGGGTTCAGATTGACCAGCTTACCAATAGCTCAACCTATTACATTCAGTTTTCTAATCTCTCGTTCGGCATGAGCTTCAACGGCATGACGGTACAACCCATGCCGACCACAGCCACACCCATGCAATTGGACTTTGAGCAGACCACGGCTGTATCCGTGGCTACCTCACCATTCACTCAAGGTACCCAGATGCAAGTATGGCCGGGTGCTGAGACTTGGACTTGCAATGTTGCCCTACCCGCTCTCAAGAAGCCAGCCCCAGACGTGTGGCAGGCATGGTTGCTATCGCTACAAGGAAGACTCAACACCTTCCAGATGGGTGATTACTCCCACACAAACGTCACAGGGACGGCGTTAGGCAACCCCATGGTAGATGGAACCAGCGGTGGCTATAACCTGCCCACCAGCTACTTCCTGCACACCAAGGGATGGACTGCCAACCAATCAAACGTTCTGAACGCTGGGGACTATATCCAGATTGGGATGAGGCTACACCGGGTTACCTCAACAGTGGTTGCTGATAATAACGGTAATGCCGTTATTCCCATCTGGCCTTCTATCCGTGAGCAGCCCGGTGACGGTCAGGATGTCATCACGAGCAATGCACAGGGGCTCTGGAGACTAGCTGAGAATAAGTGTGTATGGACGGAACGGTCTAACAAGATTGTTGGGCTTGCGTTCAAGGTTATGGAGGCTAGGTAATGAGCAGCCGTAACCTAAGCACCGCAATGAGCAATGCTGTATCTGCTCCTATCCTCTATCCAGCCTACTTGGTTGACTTACAGTTTGCAGACAACACCTACCACGCTTGGCTGGGTATTGGCTCCATAGTCGCCAATGGGAATACCTACCTTGGGGTAGGAACCTTTGGGAGTATCTCCACCATCGGTGAGGGTACCGGAGTTGAGGCTAAGGGCGTCACCCTCAAGTTATCGGGCATTGACCCCACGATGTTGGCTGAAGCACAGAGTGAGATTACGTTAGCGTCCAGAGCCACGGTTTACCTAGCATTCCTAACCTCTACTGGCACTCTCGTAGATACTCCGCTCTGCCTGTTCACCGGAATCATGGACGGCCCTGAGTTTGATATTGATACCAACACTTCCTCTATCAGCATTGATGTTGAGAGCAAAATGATTGACCTCAACCGTTCTCGTGGTGGAAGACTCACCGCACAAGACCAAAGAGCCCGTTACCCCAATGACTCCTGTCTGGACTGGGTTAGCAAGAATCAAGACTCCAATCTTATCTGGAAAGCGTAAGACATGCGTACCGACCACTGGGAAATCAAGTTAGACCAATACCTAGATGAAAAGTTTGACACCCCGTTTGAGTGGGGCACTCATGACTGTGCTCTCTTTGCAGCTAACTGGATTGAGTTACTCACTGGAGTTGATGTAGCCGGGGAGTACCGGGGTAAGTATGACTCTGAGCTAGGAGCCTACAAGCTAATCAGGAAAGTTACAGGCGGTTCTACCCCAGCCGACTGCATGACCAGAGCCTGTACAGAGTTTGACTTCATAGAAGAGCACCCATCCGTATTGTATGCCCAGCGTGGGGACATTGTAAGCCTTGAGCAAGATGACCGGGTATCACTGGGCATTGTTGAGCTAGACGGGCACCACGCATGGTTCACCGGGGACACCCTTACACGTTACCCACTACATGAGTGTAAGAGAAGCTGGCACATAGGTTAATTATGGCAAAAGTAATGATGTACGTAGCGGATGCTGCACTAATCGCTGGAGCTATCGCCCTGACTATCTTCACAGGTGGGGGTGGTGCCTATGCTCTAGCAGGGGCTATCCAGCTTACAGCCGCACAGGTGACCATGGTTGCCACCACCATGGCAATGATGGGTGCTGGGGCTCTCATGTCAGCTATTGGTGCTGCCATGGCTGGTGGTGGCGTCTCCTCTGCATACTCCGTTAAGGCTCCAGCTTCTAACCGTCAGTCTATCTATGGTCAGATGCGTACCAACGGAACAGTCATCTACTCCTCATCCATCGGGCATACCATCAACCAAGTTGTAGCGTGGGCTTCCCACCCATGTCAGTCAGTTGACTTCGTCTACCTTGATGGGCGTGAGGTTTACTTCTACGGGAATGGTCACAACGCTGTGGCTGGCGCGTCTGGGTTTGACGATGACTGCAAACATACAGACACTGCCGGAAATACTTACACGTTCGGTGGTGACGGTGGTGGTAACTTCCATGTCTACGTTCAGAACAATCTAGGCTCCTACACTGGTGGTGGGCTCTCTGCACTGACCTATGGAGCATATCCTCCACACGGGGATAACAACACACCGGGTGACCCTAACTGGAGTGGAACCCTCAACGGTATCTGTGCTTCATACGTTGCAGCAGCTTACAACTCCACCATGTTCTCTGGCATTCCTCAGGTGAAGGCAGCTATCAAAGGTAAGTGTGACATCTATGACCCCAGACTGGGTGCTCTGGTGGGTGGGGTTCCCCCAACCTCAGCTTGTGCTTGGACTGACAATGCTGCTCTCATCATCGCTGATGTTCTGGTGAACAAAGACTACGGGCTTGGCTATACGTGGTCTGAAATTGATATTCCCCAGCTCATCGCCGCTGCCAACACCTGTGATACCCCAGTGGCTCTTGCTTTAGGCAAGCTGGGCACATGGGCTGCACACTGCAACTACGTCATTGGGCAGACCATTGTAGATAGCAATGGCCGTCAGCAGACGGTACAGGGTTATTACAACAACGGAACCAACCAAGCCACGTCTGGTGGCTCTGCTCCTACTGGATGGGGCACCACCCTTGGGGCAATCACTTATGACAACCAGATTGTATGGTCTGCTGGCGTCATGGGCTCCAGCCTCACTGAGAAGATGTACACCATCAATGGAATTGTTGATTGGGGTGCAACACCCGGTGACACCTTATCGCAGATGTTGGAAGCCATCGGTGGGCCGCAATGTATCACGAGCTGGAACGGGCTGATAAAGATTCAGCCAGCAGCGTGGTACGGCTCTACTACCTCACTGACACAGGCTGACCTATTCGGTGGGCTCAAAATCAAGCAGCGTAAGTCTCGTGACCTTTGCAACGCTGTACGGGCTAAGTTCATCTGCCCCAGCTATCCATACGCTGTGGTTGGGTACGATAAGAACCACAAAGACAACAACATCTTTGACGGGCAATACCAACCCGTAGATGCCCCTGAGTATGCCTGTGACTCCTTACATGGTTACAGCTCAGACGTGTACCTAGCGGCTGACGGTGGAGTCAAACTCTACCAAGACCGGAGCTATCACTTTGTTACCAGTGTGTCTCAGGCTCAACGGTTGATGAAGATTTACCTGATGCGTAACCGTCAGAAGACCAGCCTGACCATTCAATGCAATGCCAAGGCTCTGAAGAATGTGCCACAGGATGTTATCCAGCTAACCTTCCCTTCCATGGGGTGGGCTAACAAATACTTTGAAATTTCTGAGATTCGCCATGGTATGCAAGCGAGTGAAGGACAGGCACCACAGATAACGTGGGAGATGGACTTACTAGAAACCGACCCATCCTGCTACACATGGTCTACAGCGGAAGAGCGGACGGTATTAAACACAGCCTCACCTACTCTGAACAATGCCAACCTAAATGTGGTCGCACCAACTGGGCTTACCTTGTCTAGCGGAATCACAACGGCACTGGTTGGGTTAGACGGTATTGTCACCCCTCGCATTTTGGCAGCATGGACACAGCCTGTAGACACCTTTGTCACCACTGGTGGAAGCATCTGCATTCAGTACCAGATAGTAGGGGACACCACTTGGAAGACGTATGGGATTGTACCCGGCAATGCCGTGCAAGCCTACATAGATGGGGTTGTGGCTGGTCAATCTTACAATGTGCAGATTGAGGCTTTACACGCTAACGGGGCTTGCTCGACATGGCTACAAGTAGGCCCTCACACCGTGAGCAGCAATCAAAGCAGTTTCACAAGTACCGTATTGAATAATCAGGGGTCAATCCTACCATCTCAGCCGCTGGTCTACAGCACCACTTACACCAGCAGCACCTGTGGGGTAACGGTTGCAACTCAGTCCCTGCTACGACCTGACGGAAGCACATTTACTGTCAATGCCTCTTCATTGAGCTATACGGGGTTGGCATCCTCAACAACTTACTACCTGTATCCGTACATCAGCGTAGCTACTGGCAATATAGCTGCTGCCAACGGCAACCCACCACCCACGACGGCTAACGCCACCATGGGTATTCAAGCTTCCTATGATGGGCGTATACCCCTAAATCCCGTCTCCATTACAACGTCATCCAGCGGGACTGGCTCTGGTGGTTGGTACGGTGGTGGTGGTTGTCCAGAGGCTGCTGAGTTGGTTGATATGCAAGGCAAGGGGCATGTAGCGGCTGGAGCCGTGGAAGTAGGTGATTACCTACTTGGCTTAGACCCCGTCACTGGTCTGGATGTATACCGCAAAGTCATACAGGTGCGTAAGGAGACTTGTCATGCATGGCGCATCATTGACGGTCACCGCAACAGCCCCTGTGAGCAGGTGTACTACAACGGCGAATGGTTACCAGCCTTCAGGGTGCCGGGTGCCATGTTCGATGCCAGCAAGGGTGTTAAAGCTGTGATAACGGTACAAGCTGATGATGACGGTAGCCACAACTACTACCTAGTCAATGGAAGTAAATTGCTAATCCACAACCAACAGATTACGAGCTAACTATGACAAGCAGATGGATGTACTCCCAATTCAATACAGATGAACTACTAGGCATGATGGCACCTGTAGCCAGTGCGTATGGAAGTGGATGGCACTGCCCTATATTCCCAGCAGCGGACGGAGACTGGGCTCTCTGTCAGGTTCTAGCCGATACCAACCAGCTTGCAGCCGCAGCACAAGACCCACGAGTCATTGTCTGCCCTTTGCTATATGACTCAACCCCTCTACCGAAACAGATAACTGATGCTTACGCGAGTCAGGGAGCTACCGCTGGTATGTCTCTTGGTTCACTAATCGCTACGCTGGCTTCCGCTGAACCTGTGTTTGGCATCTCGCTATAACCGACCTTCTAACCCGGTTGAATGGATTCACATGACAACACCATCCCTAACAGAAAGCAGTACGGGCCTAATAACCATGGAAATGGCTGACTTAATAATCGCAGAGGTACGGGCAGTGG